GGAATGGTTCACCAAAGCTTTTCCCTATTGGCCACTCGACAGTCGCGGTCATCCGATGCCCGGTAAGGTTACTAGGGACGGTACTGATCGTTACTTCGACATGCCCAATGGTGTCCGTGTCTACCTGTCCGCTCTGCACTCTGCACATCTGGCGGATGAGAAATGGACGGACGATTGCGCAGACGAACTGCGCCGCCTGCAAGAGGAGCACGAGGCGGACAAGGCGCACGACAAGCGCCACAGCAAGCGCACTCGGATGGCGTGGTAATTAACCAACAGCGGAGGGCTAGAGAAATCTAGCCTTCCGTTTCTTTTTAACCACACGTATTAGGGTATAGGTCTATTAACTTTCGTCCGGCGCGCAAATGCGAATAGTTCTCATTATCACAGATGCAGTCGGCAAACTAGGTATGAGCCGCGCGAGAGAGCGCAGCGAGAGAGGACAAAGGATATCGGGTACGATAGAGCTTAGAGATGTAGTGGCAGTCGGGCTAAGGCGAGCCGGTATACGGCAAACCAAGATACGACTGTATAAGTATACAGTGTCCGACCACTGCATCTCTCAGTTCTATTAGGGCTAGCGTAGCTGACACTGCTACTGGACTCGTTACGCAAGCCGACAACATTAGGCCAGTAGCTAAATGAGAATCATTCTCAGAGCCGCAGTCAGCAAACTACTTGTGAGGACACGGAGCACAAGACACATGAAACTGAATAGTCGTGCGAGCGGTGATACGCTTCGCAACATCGTGTGTACATTCGATAATGGATGGACACTGTCTATCGGTATCGGTACGTTTCACTATTGTGACAACCGTACGAAGGATAAGGCAGAAGCAACTGCCACCTGTGAGATTGCCCTGTGGCTCGATGAGGACGACATGGTCCGATTCAAGACTGGTGACACGGTACAGCCATACTTTGACGTGGCCAAGCTGCCTGTGCTAATGGCCCTGTTACAGTGTCCCGGTATCACAGAGTCACGCGTTATTGCGGCTGTCCACAAACTGTCGTCCGACGCGGCCTAACGTAACGAGGTACTTTAGATGAAAGTATATATCATAGTGCATGGGTGGGACCATGAAGGTTACTCCATCCACTCTGTTTACCTTAGAAAGGAGGATGCCGAGAAGGCCCTTGCTGATCTAGGGCCTCCCGGTTCGTGCCAGTACATTGAGATTGAAGAGCATGAGGTCAAAGGCTCTGACTAACGTGACCGATAACGTTTAGGGATGTGTACGGCTATGTCTTACACATCTCTCAGCGATATCCTACATTCGCTGATGGTTGACCGTGCTACCATCTGCTATACGCGGATAGCAGCAACTACCGTTGCCGCAGAGAAACACACGGAACGTGTTGTATGCTCACACGTTAAATTAGAGCATACTAGATAGAGCTAAGGTACAGCCCTAGTATACGGCTAACGCTCTATTCGAATATAGAAATAGTATGCTCATAACGCTCTGGTATGCGGCGGGTATACTCAAGTTAATCGCAAAGGGTCTTGACAAAACCCTTTCGTAAGATTTAGGATGATGTCAATGCCCTCTGACACACATAGGTGAGGGAGCCGCTAAGGATAGTAGTTTCTTTAACTAACTTTGGAGAGTAACGACAATGCGTGAGATCAAATCTGTGGTGAATACCGTGCTAAGCGAGAGCTTCACACTGGAGCCCCCCGCTAAGGTCATGGAGTACCTTAAGTCCTCTGACTCGTCTGCGGACGTGGCAGAGATCCTCAACGAAAAGGCGTGGGAGCAGGTTGTTGCTACGCTCGCCTTCGGGGGTCTCCCCGGCACGCCCGAGGAGTGCTTCAACAAGCTGGAGTCCCTAGAGGTCGATGTGCGCAATTACTTTGCGCTCAAGTCTGACCGTCCGGGCGGTGCTCGGTCCAAGGGTACTGGCTTCAAGCTGCATCCCACATTCAAGAGCTACAAGTCCACCATTAAGGGTGCGATTGAGCAGGGTGTGGAACTCCTCAATGCCGCTGGTGTGCCTCGGTCACGTACCGATGTCACGAACGACATCAAGGATGCCAAGCACGTCGAGAAGGCCCCATCCGAGAAACTGACTGGTGCGACTGCCACATGGCTCGCCTTGTACGATCAGTGTGATCCGAATGATCCGGCCGTGATTGCGCTGGTCAATCAGATCGCTGACAAGGTCGGTCTGCCTCATGTCGAGGAAATGGCTGAAGCAGCGTAAAGATACCGGGTACGTTAGGTTTCCTACGAGCGCAGTAGGGATTAAATGTGGGTGACATAGTCACCGAGCAGCCTAACGTACCTTGGTTCTACCTTAGGCCGAGTTAGTTGAGCTAGTATGCTCCTCACTTCGGACCTGCCCGCCCCCAATGTGTAACTACTGCGGGGGCGTTTTTGTTTCATCAGGTGACTACAGCCTGTAAGATAAATGAGTCGGGGTTTTACTAGGTTCTCCAACGTGACAAAAGAACCTAGTGACTTTAAGGTAGGCTCCTAGCGAGCGTACGACATTAGCTGTACGACGCCGTCCCTCTCCTGACACGATAGGAGTGTTAGTAGCCTACAATAAGGTCAATCACATAGGGAGACTACGATGAGACGCTCTACTTGGATGCTCTGGGTCGCAGTCAACGTCCTGTTGATGTCCTCTTGCACTGCATTACAGGACAGGACTAACGAACACAATACCTATGGCGGATATATTCCTGCCTGTGGTGAATTGCCCCCGCTTGTTGGGGATGACTGCTAGGTATAAGTACGTAGTTGCTATGCCTACAAGGGAGTAGTATAATGCTCACACGCAGGAATTATGAGCAGATCGCTGACATGCTAGCCCGTGCTGCATCGAACGCTGACAAGCTTTGGACTAAGCGTGGTGAAAAGATGGCCGCCAAGGCTACTGTCGGGCACGTCACGATCATGCTTGCTGAGTACTTCGCCGTGGATAACCCGGCGTTTGATCGTAAGAAGTTTTACGAGGCTGTTATTGGTACTGATAACGATAAGGGAGCCTCACATGGATAAGTTTAACGAAGCCTTGATAGACCACATACTTGACGCTGAGCGCCTTGCTAGGTTAGCTCGCGACTGGTGCTCTATACGGGCTAAGGGTGATATGTTGAGAGCATTGGCTAACAAAGAAAGGAGAAAATCTGCAATGCCGAAGATCAATCTGTTGCCTGTGCCCGAGGGGTACAAGGTGAGAATCGAACACTTCTTCAAGCCAGAAGACTTGGAGTGTCAGTGCTTGTCGCATACGAAGAAAGCCCCACGGTATTACACTGTGTCCGGCCTCTTTGATTCTAAGGGCAATCTTGTGTCCCTTGGGTATGCTGCATGTTCGCCGCGCGATACGCCTAGCCGTAAGGTCGGCAGGGCTATCGCACATAACCGTGCGGTGCGCTCATGGCAGAAGTTACATGAGTCACTTGCGCCGGAGGATTGAGTAATGTCCAAGAAGATCGCCAAGGAACTTGAGTCCGACCTGCGTGGCTACCTGCAGCAGGCTATGGACAGACTGGATGTCGCTACTAAGCCCAATGGGCCGGATCGGTTCTCGTACCATGAGGTAGTGGACCGTGCCCACATCATCCTTGAGATGATTGATACGCACCTTGCGGCGCATCCTGTGGTGCAAGCCGATTGGGACTTGGAACTGAAGGTCAAGGCTGCGTCTGAGGCTATTGCCGCAGTCTATCAGAAAGTCGGAGCGATGGACTACTAACATGACTGATAACCTTAAGTCCAAGATTGGCATCCTTGCCGTCTCGGACCTCGTTCGATGGGTGCGCTCAGTAGTGGGTGTCCACTATGACGTACGCTTTGAGGAGGATGCTCAGACGGCATACGTGGACTATACGAACAAGCGGATTGTCATCCCGACTCCGAATGCTCAGATGTCCCTGCGTGATGCCATTCGGTTGCGTGGGTTCTGTATCCACGAAACGAGCCATCCCATCTATCAGCCCAAGCTGGCTGAAGTTGTGGATAAGTACCCTGTGAAACAGGGCTCGCCTCTGGCTGGTGTGTTCAACCTTGTGTTGGACTGTCATGCTGAGTCGATGCGTGCTGCTGACTATCCGGGCGACATGAAAGCGTTGTCCGAGTTCGGGGCAGTCGTTGGCCATGACGTGACTGAAAAGGTCGCGGAGGGGCTTAAGGATAACGGTAACGTTTGGCCCAAGGGATTCGACAAGATGGCTACAGTTCTCTGTGCCATGCGCAATGCCGAGTCAACGTGGAATATCGGAATGCTCGTTGGCTTCGCCAAGCTGGTAGATGAACTCTATCCGCCTGAGTGGGTAGCCAAGGCTGTTGAGTTGGAAAAGAAATTCGACCTCACTCGTAGGCTTGTTACTGAGGGCAGTAAAGAGGACGAGTGGACCCTGTTTGATCTTGCCAAGCAGATATACGAATACCTCTGGGAACAGTCTGCCGAGTCGCAGATGGCTCCTGCAAAGGGGAAAGGCAAGGGCAAAAAAGAAAAAGGTGAAAAGGGTGAACCTTCGTCCGGCGCTGATGGCGATGGTGACGATGGTGATGAGGGAGAATCGCAGGAGGGTGACGAGGACGAGTCTGACGGTGACGGAGATGAGGCTGATAAGGATGCCGATGGTGAGGCATCCAATAAGAAGCGTAAGACCAAGCTTAAGGTTACTGATCTCCTTAAGACCGACCACTACGAGACGTCACGCAAAGGCGGGGGTCACGGTATGGGATTCGATTACACTAACTATACAAGCTATCGAACCTATACGCCAGTTGACCCCGCCACCTTTAGGATTACTAAATACGGAGCGAAGCGATAATGGGACGCTACAACCAGTCCCCGCGAGACTATCACATTGGTAAGTCGTCGCCTGCCTTTGTTTCGAACATGCGCCGCTTGTTGCAGGTGAGGGCTGCTAAGCATTACTCACACGGGCATAAGCAGGGAAAGCTTGCTGCGTCCCGTCTCTGGCGTGTGGGTCTACCTCCTATCGACGGGGGAGACTGGAACTCCCGTGTGTTTAAGAAACGCACGGCAGAGACGGACCTTCTTAATACCGCAATCCTAATTCTTACGGACGGCTCTGGCTCCATGTCAGGGGAGAAGTTTGCCACTACCGCAAGGGCTGCGGGGCTGTGTAATGATGCGTTCGCTAACGTGTTGCATATACCTTTGGCTGTGGTATGCTTCACGTCATCGGGGGCTACTCCGGTGTTGGGCATCATGAAAGACTTCAACGAACGTGTGTCCGACGACCAGATGGCCGAAAGGTACTATGACTTTGCCGCACACATGGCAGGCAACAATGATGCTGACTCACTGCTGTGGGCATACCATCATATCCTTACGCGGCCTGAGAAGCGTAAGCTGATTATCGTCCTGTCGGATGGTAGTCCTGCGGACGGCATCGGTGATCCGTACTATGCTCTCAAGCAGGTCACGGAACAGATCCTCAAGGAGGGTCGAGTTGATTTGTATGGCATCGGTATCATGGACACGAACGTGACTGCGTTCTATCCCAAGAACCGTGTCATTAAGTCGATCAGTGAACTAGAGAGTGCTCTAGTTGACGTGATGGGTAAGGCACTAACGTAACCAAGAACGATAGGAGAAAGAGGGAATGGCTACGATGAAAACTGGTTTCGCGTCTGACTTGGACGCAGACCTCATGCGGCATCTTGAACAGGCGCAGGACTTGGCCGGGATCAAGAAGCCCAAGCCGAAGGCGTCGGGCGGTGCCCGCACCTTCGAATACCGGGAGGGCTTCAAGCCCATCGACGGCGTGCTTCCGCTCGCCAAGGTCGCGATGCGAATCCCGATCCGTGTGTTCAAGAGTGAGGATTGGCCCGAGCACATGCGGAAGTTCATCCCGAAGGTGGATGACCAGTATGTGTTCCCGCCTGAGGAAACTCTGGCTGTGGTCGCTGAGTTATTCAGTGATCGTCCGCGCGAGCAGTGCGGTATCGCATTCCTCTCTGGTCCGAAGGGTTCGGGTAAGACCTCCCTCGTCCAGCAGATTTGCGCGCGGATCAACATGCCTTGGCTGCGTGTCAATGGCAAAGAGGACGCTGAGTCCGCCGCGTACTTCGGTTCTGTGAAATACGACCCGGTCAATGGTATGTCTTGGGCCGATGGCCCGGTGACTGAGTGTGCCCGGTTCGGTGGCGTGATTTGCTGTGATGAAGTGTCGCGCAATCCGTCAGGTATCAATGCCTCGCTCATGGCGGTGGCGGAGAAGGGCTCCAATCTCTACCTTGCTGACAAGCCGGGTAAGTCTGAGGAGAAGTTCATCGTTCCGCATGAGTGGTTCCGGATGACTTGGACTGACAACACGGAGTTGCAAGGTGACACTACTGGTAAGTATGTCGGCACGAATGTTCAAGATGAAGCTCTTATCGACCGGGTTGCCACGACCATTCGCCTCGGTTATCTTTCACAGGCCCATGAAGTCGCAATCATCACGGGCAAGGTTAAGGATATCGATAACTTTACGGCGCAAAAGATGGTCCAGTTGGCCGCCATGATCCGCCAGAGCTACGACGGCGGTAACATCGGCTTCACGATGTCTCCCCGTGGCTTGCTGGAGTGGGCAGAGAAGATCGCCTTCTGGCAGAATGAGAAGACGGGCTTCAAGCTGTCCTTCTTCAACAAGCTGACGACCTCGGACCAGAACATTGTTGCCGAGTTCTATCACACGGTCTTTGCGGAGAATCTCCGATAATGTATACTGTACTTACAAGCACTGGTGCGTTGCTGTTCTGGGCTTCAATGATTATCGCCGGTATCGGATTCCTGTGTGGGATGATGTACCAAGAGAATCGTGAGAAGAGGGACGAGCCATGAAACTCAAGTTCTGTCCGAACTGCGGTCGTAATCCTCCTCGGACTGAGGATGCGGTGATGTGCCAGCAGTGCTACGACTCTGTGCCCTTCACGCAAAGGGACGACATCGAACGGGTCTTCAAGGCGCTAGTCGCCGGTGATGAGGGGAAGCCACCTATGAAGTACCTCAATGACCTGTTTGACGAGTACGAGCGGGAACGGATGGATCAACTAGATAAGGAGAAGAAGGATGTTTGACGTATACTTTGTTAACTGCTTTCTGGCAGTTATCCTTGCCTTCATCGGTGGTGCATACTACCGTGAGCGGGTGTGGATTGATCGTATGAAGATGATGGTCAAGGCCGGGGGATTCTCCGGCACGGCACTGCGTATGCCTTCGACTAAGGATACGAGTGACGATAGACCATTGCACTGAACAAGGGAAAGGGTGGGGAGTCGCCGGTTCGAATCCGGCCATCGGGGATTCCGATGTAGCTCAGTTGGCAGAGCACCTACCTAAATTCCCTTATACACGTTCGCGTGTGGTACGCGAGGAGTTCTCGGGCCAAACAGGGATATGGGGGCGTGCATACACTAGAGAAGAGGCTAGTTTACCACTTCGATGACGGTGTCAATGATGTCCCGACTTATTATCACCGGCCACAGGCGTTGATCCTGTGAGGAGGTAGCGTGCCATACAGTTTCATCGTGGCGGTCCACGGGAATACCCCTGCCTGATTGGGGCCAACAATAATTGATAATAAAGCGATAATAAGGACTATAAATAACGCTTAGAGGGATTTGAGCGGGTCGTGATCCCGGACTCATACGGGGTTTATACTACAACTAAAAGAGGTACAAGTAGTGGCTAACAATACCAAGTACGATAAGGATGTGCGGGATTATCAGATCGCCATGAAGTATTTCAATGGCACCTACAGCCAGAGGGAACTGGCAGAAGCTTACTGCGTCAGTCGCGCTACAGTCCGTCGCGCGATTGATGACTACCGTAGCACGTTCGATCAGGACAACATGTCCGGTAAGGTGTTCGAAACCGATACCGGGACGTACTACGAAGGGGACGATGAGGGCCGGTCCACCAATGAGGAGAAGGGCCAGCCCAAGTGGGTAGAAGTGGGCGCTGCCCTGATTACGGGTGGCCTTGCCTTCTTCGTAGGATTCATCTTGACTAAGGCTCTGCTCTAAAAGGAGAATACCGTGGGCGCGGCTAGGGACAAGTTCCATCACATGCAGGCGAAGGTCGCCAAGCTGGACCGTGAGAATCAGGCCCTTAGGGAAAAGCTCCGGGACCTGACGGCGTGCGTCGGTAATCACATTACGCAAACCGCGCGGGTACGAAGGATCGCTCATATCGCCTGTCAGTGGAACCTGTTTAACCTTCAGGTCAACATGCAGGACGATTGGCAGTCTACCAAGCTGCTGACTAGCTTTCTTAGTAAGGCCGGGGTCCAGATGGTCGAGACCCGCCTGAATGACATTGAGGACCTGTGATATGAGTAGTAGTATATATATAAAGAATATATCTTCTTATACTAGAGAAGAATTACTAGAAGAAGAAGATAAGATTCTTAAAGTACTTAATAACCTTATGCAACAGCATAAGGATAGAGAAGAGACTATACATCTACTCAATACTCAATTAGAGGCTTGCCGTAACCTGAGGAGTTTCAAGTATGAAGAACCGTTTGAGTCGGGACACACTACGGAGTGCCTTGCAGACAGTCCGAGCTTCGGGCGGCTCCGCCGAGCAGTATAGACTCAACCATGAGGGTTGTCCTGCCGGTGAGGATGTTCGCTCAAGGCTCTATTGCAAGATCACGGAGGACCGTAGGCTGCTCCTAGTCCACTGCTTCAACTGCGGCAAGAGTGGGGCGGTCAAGTACTCAGCGGGCATTGGGAAGCCCTCTACGGGGACGTGGGAGGACGTTACTCACACTGCCCAAGAGGCGGCTTTCAAGGCCGTCTCAATGAACTATGAGGCTATGGCCCCCTTGAACGATAAGGACGAGGAGCAGTGGCCATTGCAGTACTTTCGTGAAGGAGATGGACGCTTTGAGTTCCTTGAGTACTTCAGTGAACAGTTTAGGCAAACCGAGGGCACCGTAATCCTGCGCCGTGGGGAACCCCCTAACGTGATTGGTTACGATATCCGCGTGCTTAGCCCAAAGGGGTTCAAGAGGGTCATCCACCCGGAGCACATCAAGGAATCACAGATCCTTGTGTATGCCATCAAGCAGAACAAGACTGCTGTGGTGTGTGAGGACCCGATATCCGCAATGAAGTGCGCGATAGCGGGCTATACCGGGGTGGCCCTGTGTGGGAACAATCTAGGCCAGACGGATGCCTTCAAGATCGGTATCCTGTACGAGAAGATCGTAGTTTGGCTGGACAATGACGGTGCTATCGTCAAGGCCAATGCCGAAGAGGCTACTGAACGATTGCGCCTGTACAATGACGCGGTGCGTATTGAGCGGGTGAGTTCTGACCCTAAAAAGTACACACTACATGGGATTCGTCTGCTAGTTGAAGAGAAGTTTACATAGAAGAATAACAATAACATGAGGAAACATGACTGATAACCTTAACCAATTTAAAAAGAGGATACGACCAGAATGGTATGAGAATGGCCCCGTAAAGCAGTTTACTAGGGAAGAGCTTGACGAGTGGACTGCCACCCGCTATGATGAAGTATGGCCCAAGATTGCGAGCCAACAAGGGCTCTCTGAGGCCGACATCAAGTTCCTCGACTCGCTAAAGACGACTCAGGCTGAGTTGGCTTATGCCGAGATAATGGAGGGGACAAGCGAGGGAGGTAGTAGTGAGTCCTGATATTGCACTGTTGGCTTTATTCTCTGAGAGGGCGACGTATGAAAAATTCCGTAAGATGGTTTCGAAAGAATCGATTACGCTGTCAGAGACAGGGGGACTCATTGCTGACTACGAGGCTTATTACAAGGCTTTTCCTACGCAACAGTCGATTGATTGGGACCAGTTTCGGACTTACGTCCGTTGCATCCGCCATGGAGACTGGAAGCCTGAGAAGCACGACGCATATGACGCCATCTTGGGAAGGGTCCAGACTTGTAAAGCATCGGGAGTGGATGCGGGGATCATCGACCACTTCTCCCGCATCGCGGCCATCGAAAAGATCGTAGAGATAGCCACTGACGTAGCTCAGGGGAGGAACGATGATCTATCTCCGATTATCGATATCGTCAACAAGGTCACAAGGGAAGCTATCGCTACCGAGGACCTTAGTCATTTGTTTGGTCCCACTGACCTTACGAAGGTACTTGAGGCGCGTGTTCGCTCGGGCGGCTTGGAATGGAGAGTGGATGAACTCAACAAGTCGGCAGGGGCTTTACATGCTGGCGATTTTGTTGTTCTTATGGCTCGCCCGGAGGCTGGTAAAACATCGTGGCTGTGCTCCGAACTTACACACATGGTAAAGTTTTTACCAGAGGAGAAAGATGCGGTTATCTTTAATCCGGAGGAGGGCGGTGGTAGAGTATTTCTACGGCTCGTATCGTCCGCACTGGACTCCGACATCATCACAATTGCATCGGATGAGGCTACAAGCAAAGCGGAATATGTTAGCGCCGTTGGACGCATGGATCGTATTAAGGTCGTTGAGCCTGCTGGCGGAGTCTCAACGCGCGACATCGAGCGAGTCCTAGAGAAGGGTAATTATGGGCTGGTTGCTATCAATGTGGTGGACAAGATCAAGTTACCGAAGGCTTATCACGTTGAGAAAGAGGTCGATAGATACCGCAACCTTGCCCTCTGGCTGCGAGAGTGCGCTAATCGTTACTCAGTACCGATACTTGCGGTCGCTCAAGCGGACGCTTCGGCGGAGGGTCAGAAGTGGTTAAACCAGAGCATGATCTATGGATCAAAGACTGGTGTACAGGGTGAGGCGGACTTGCTCATTGGTATGGGGTATGACGCTACCGTACCCGGTAGACGTTACATGAGCCTGTTGAAAAACAAGCTCCCCGGAAGTACCACTACCAATCCGCTACTCAAACATGCTAAAATTGAGGTAGCCTTCAATGAGGCTACCGGGAGATATTCGGACATATGAAAAACCCTACCATTGGTACGAGGGTCAAGTTCCTTGTGTCTCGGGACTCTGAGGAGTACCTAGAGGGAACGATCATCGACGTGTTGTCTACGCAGTTCATCATCCTTGACGATGAGAACAATACGTACGTCACACGGTTTGAGAATGTAAAAGCGGAACCACAGACAGGTGTCGAATGAGTCCTGACTACAACGACGAGCAATGGCAGATCGACCGGAAGACGCTGGCCGAGAAGATCGCGGAGCTGACGCCGGAACGGCAGGCGCAGATTGAGCGCCGGGTGGACGAGTTGCTAGCGGATCAACCGACATGGACTCCCGAGATGCTCGCGCAGGTAGAGCGTGACGCGGCGATGATCCAAAGCAAGATGCGCCCGCTCCCGACAGCGGATCAACCGGCGGCGGCTCTCTGTGCGAAATGTGCCGGGAAGGGCTACGTTGAGGAGTCGTGGTCGGGGCTGCGCTTGAAGTGCGAGTGCAAAGCGGATAAGCCCTCCGATGAGGGTATCCGATGCAAGCACGGAAAGTGGCGCATTGATTGTTATGAGTGTAGGCATGAGACCTAACGTCACTAGTTTCGTTTAAGGAGCAACAAACGATGTTAAAGAAAATACTGTGCAAGATTGGACTCCACAAATGGAGCGGTCTGTTGTACCTTACTTGCTACAGCAACGACTGGAAGTGCCTGCGTTGTGGTAAGCACAAGTCAGAGTTGGGCATTTGCTAAATGCGTCCAAACGTAACATCATTTGTTTACGACAAGAAGGGGAACCTACTCGCTGTAGGAAGGAATAGCTATGTTAAGACACATCCTCTACAGGCAAAAGCTGCACAGGCTGTGGGTCAAGCGCATCGTATTTTCCTACATTCCGAGATTCACGCTATCGTCAAGATCAAGGATTGGAGGGATGCGTACAAAATTAGAGTGGTGCGAACAGGGGCGGATGGGCGATTTCTAAACGCCAAGCCCTGCGCCATATGCGAACATGTGATTAAACAAACAGGAATAAAAAAAATTGAACACACTTAAACAGTTTATGATTTCGCCACCTATCTTCCTAGGCAGTGTCTTCGGATACGTTGCTAGCATGGTGGTCTTGGGCTTTAAGATTGGTTGGGTATATGCCAACAAGCACATTGCCGAGGCGTTCGGAGTGACGGCGGAGGATGAGACATGAACCTAGTCACACTTCTTGGGCTGGTCATGCTGATCTCTTCCCTTTTGGTGGGGGCCGTTTGGGGGGCTATCGTCATTGGTACAACCGCCCCGGTCTTCCTGATCCCATACTTCGCCGCTGTCGGTCTTGTACTGGTGCTCTTCGGGGAAGGGCTAGATGGCTACTGATGACGTCAACTCCCCGGACCACTATACCCACGGGGGTATAGAGACTCGGGACTACCTCCTAGCAAAGCTAGGGGTGGAGGGATATATTTCGTACTGTTACGGTAACGTACTCAAGTACGGTAGTAGAGCACCATTCAAGGGCAGTGAGGTTAAGGACCTACGCAAGATGGTCTGGTATGCTTTAGACGTAATAAAACTAAGAGAAGAACAACAAAATGTACCTACTCCACGGAGAAAGCGGGCACGACCTGCCCGAAGGGTTTCTCGTCGTCGACCTAGAGTGTACAACTCAGCCGGGAAGGATAAAGGCCGTAGACGGAAATAAGGTTTACCTCATTGGTAAGCAGGACAATGATCTACTGACGGTATGGAATAAAACAGGGGATGAGCCCCTATACCTTCATCCATTCAAGGTACTTGTAGGACACAACCTCAAGTACGACTTGGAGTACATTCGGAGGGATAAGGCGCTATCGATGGGCGGCGGCGGGGACTTCTACGAGTACCTCCAGAAGAAGGCTATCGTGTTGGACACTCAGTTCATCACGTACCTTCACTCTGGGCACACGATGAAGTTCGCCTCGCTTGACGATGCTTGTGAGTATTGGGGTGTCCCCATGCTCAAGACGTTGGACCTTACCGTCGAGCTAGAGAAGGTCGGACACGACATCACTAAAGTACCTGATATCGATAAGTACTTGGTCAACGATGTCAAGATGACTACTGCGATAATGCGCAAGATGTTGGAAGATCCGTGGGTCATTGAGAACTTCTCATGGATCTTAAAGATGCACGAAGGGTACCTAGGCACGCATGAGATTGAGTACAACGGGATGCACCTAGATCCTGCGCTGCTGCACAAGCTCATCGTTGAGGTCACAGACAAGCGTGACAGAGTCCTGCATGACCTGCGGGCCGTGGCCAAGTGGACGCCACTTGAGGCGTTTGAGCCTAGCTCCAATGACCACGTAGCGGCACTCCTGTTTGGTGGCACGATAGAGACCGAGGAACGTCTGCCCAACGGGGTATACGCCTCTGGGGCAAAGGCCGGTCTACCCAAGTTCAGGATCAAGCGTACGGAACATGAGTGTCACGGGATGGTCTCCTATGCCTACTCTGCCGCCCGTGAGGGCCGGTGGAAGGGCAAGAATGGCAAGTGGTCCGTATCCGAGGAGATCCTAGAGGAACTTATGTTAGACACAGGGGGCTTGACGACCCCCCTAACCACTCTCTGTGAGAAACTCCTAGAGTTTAGGGAACTACAGAAGCTACTCGGGACGTACCTAGTAGGATTGAATAACCATGTGAGGACTCACGGTGGCGCGTACTACGTTTTTCCGCAGATTAACACGTCTCAAACGGCGACGGGGAGGACAAGTAGCTCTAAGCCTAATATGCAGAACAACCCCACGCATGACTCGGTTGGAGTGGCGTCTGTATATACTTCACGGTTTGGTGAACAGGGTGCTCTTCTGGAAGTGGACTTCAAGCAAGTTGAGATACTTGCGCTAGCGATACTAAGTAACGATAGCGTTCTTATCGGAGACATCCTAGCGGGTCGGGACATCCATGAGGAAACGGGTAAGCCGGTCTACGGCTCAAAGATGACCAAGGAACAACGCCGGATCATCAAGACCATTAACTTTGGCCTGATCTACGGCGGTTCCGCCAAGACCCTTGCACAGCAAGCTAAGGTGAATGTGATGACCGCAGCGAAGGCGATATCCTCCTTCTACGCACGATATAAAGGCGTAAAGGAGTATTTTGAAAGCTTTACACAGGAAATAGGGACACTAAGCGACTTATATGGGACTAACACGGGTGTGGTACTGGAGGGCAGCTACCTTCAAAAGTCCGCTCTATGGACTTCGTGTACGGGTAGGCGATATGCCTTTAAAACCTATATTGATAAGCGGACCAAGATCCCGAACGTTTCGTATACTGAGACGCGCAACTATCCGATCCAAGGTTTCGCAACAGGCGACTTGGTTCTTGCGGGATTAGGCGACGTCTGGCGTAAGGTATTGCCTAACTACGGCAAGGATGTTAAACTAGTAGGGCTAGTCCACGACTCCCTACGGTTTGACGTGAAGGTTGACAAGGTAGATGATCTCATGCGAGACTTGAAGTATACCCTCTCTAAAGCGGGGGAGAGCCTCAATCGGGCCTGCAAGAAAGAGGTCTGGCATCTACCGATCAAGGTTACATTTTCTAAAGGTACTGATTTCTTTAACATGAAGGAGATAGAATAATATGAGCACTTATAGTTTCGAGGTTGCATCAATCAATGAACGTACCGTCACGACCAAGTTTGGCCCTAAAAAGGCTTATGATCTTGTCTCGACAGATGGAACGAGGTACGGATTCGCGTTCACTAATCCAGCCCGGTCGGGCATTTCTGTTGGCACGAAGGTGTCGGCGTCTGGCGAAGTGGGACGGTTTGGCGTCGCTCTGGACCCCAAGACCGTTACAATCGGAGGAGAAGTAAATGACATGGAAACGCCAGCGGCTTCCGTTCCCAAGCAGGTTAGCTACTCGGGTCGGGCTGAGAAGGTTTTCCCTCTCCCTACCACGCACGGTGATACGGCCATTATTCGGCAGAACGCACTTACGAATGCGGTTGCGACAGTGGCAGATTTTGTTGCTACTCAACCGACGGAAAAGTGGCCCACCCTAGACACTTGGACGGACATGGTCATCAAGACTGCGTACAAGTATGCGGAGTTCTCTTCGGGTCAGCGTGAAATGAAGGCGATCAAGGCCATGCGTGCTGTCGGCATGGAAGCATCCGAGATCAAGTCTGCTGTCGAGCAGCACCTTGACGAGGGTGTCGAGCACATCACCCTAGGTGACGGTCACAGTGACTGTGAGGCCGCCTAATGGACGAAACCAACTTTAAGCCGTATATCAAGTGGGGTATCCGTGGCGCACTAGGTCTACTCGGCCTAGTGGTCGCCCTCAATAGCTTCACGGTTGTCGATACCGGCTTCCGTGGCGTGAAGACGACCTTCGGTGAGGTACAGGGGTCGGCTCTCCCTGAGGGCTTGTACTTCAAGATCCCTGTGGCCCAGAAGATCATTGAGATCGACACCCGGATCCAGAAGTGGTCCGGAGATACGTTTGCCTACACGGGCGATACGCAACAGGCAAAGGTCTTCTTTGTCCTCAACTATCGCTTGGATCCCGCCGAGGCGGCTACTACCTATCGGGACGTAGGCGTTGATTGGGCATACAAGCTCGTTGGACAGGTTGTCCATGAGAACTTGAAGAAAGAGTTCGGTCAGTTCAAGGCAGTGGACATCGTCGCTAACCGTGACAAGGTCGCTCGTAACATTGAGACTAGCGTTACCAGTATCCTTTTGAAGCGGGGCGTGGTTGTCTCTAGCTTCCAGCTAACCAACATCGACTATACGGACCAGTTCGAAAAGGCCGTAGAGGCAAAGGTAGTCGCACAACAGGATGCCATCCGTGAACAGAACCGTACCGTCCAGATCAAGGAGCAGGCTACTCAAAAGATTGAGACTGCTAAAGGAGATGCAGAGGCAACGGTTCTTTCGGCTACCGCCAAGGCGGAGGCGACTGTTCTTAATGCTAGAGCAGAGGCGGAGTCTATCCAGATTCGCGCGAAAGCTCTAGAGCAGAATCCCAAGCTCGTAGAGTGGGAAGCGGTGAAGCAGTGGGATGGCCGTATGCCTCAATTTGTTATGGGCGAAGGTGGGATGCCCCTTATTCAAATCCCGACCAATCGGTGAAGAGGATGAGTTATGCCACGCGGAGTTTATCCCCGTAAGCCTAAGGTTGTTCCCCATCATGAGCGACTCCCTGAGTTTGATAGGGAGTTGCGGCAAACCAAGCGGTATAACAACCGCTTGTTTGTTGGGGTCTACCGGCTAGCAGAGATCTTAGAGATTAGGACACTAAAGAGGATCAATGACGAGAAAGACTAAATGGCCCTATGAACGAGTCTCTTGCCTTGAGTGGCAAGGGCTCCTAGACGAAGATGGGTACGGGCGGGTAAAGGTTAACAATACCGATACCCGCTCGCACCGTGCCATGTTCGAAATGTGGTACCAAGTTAAGCTCAAACCAGAGGACGTGCTACTTCATGACTGCGACAACCCAAAATGCTTCAATCCCCATCATCTTACGAAGGGGACCCAAGCACAGAACGTCGCTGATATGGATGCGAAAGGTAGGCGCGTCTCGGCTTCATCATTGGTCACCCACTGCCCGTACGGACATGAGTATACGCAGACGAACACTGTGGTGTACTCTGATGGTAAGAGGCGATGTCGCCAGTGCATTCAGGCTAAAAGAAGGACGGTAACATGAAGCTGGAAATTAACATCGATCTCCAAAGTGAGGGAGACTATGATAACTCTATAGCAGAGTTGATTAGGGACGCCATTGAGCGTGCCGTCACGTCGGAGGTCACTAAGGCTATCAAGGACCATAGGGGTAGCATCGCCTTAGAGGCTCAGAAGATCGTCAAGGACGCGATCAAGACGCTTGAGCTATCGCGCAACGATGAGGTTGTCGCCTTGGTCAAGCGTAAGCTAAAGGAGTTAAACAAGTGACTAGCCACTTTGACAACCTAGAGTACGACATCAAGCAGATGCTGAAGGGGAACCATGCAAGTGAGACACTTGAGATTTCGCATTCGACTTCGGAACGAATCGTTGCCCTCGCTAAAGGTATCGCAAGTCACACCCTTGATATGGCGAGCCACAAGCCGCCGCGAATCAAGTCGCCTACTGACAAGACTATCCGTATGTCAGAGGTCGGCGCTCCCTGTCACCGAAAGCTACTCTACAGTTGGTATTCTCCGATGCGTGGGCTACCACCGTACGCAGACGAGAACCACCCCTACCTACCTGTCAAGTTCACGTATGGAGACTATATCGAAGAGCTAGTTCTGTTCCTTTGTGAGGAAGCAGGCCACACTGTTGCCGACCGTCAGAAGGAGGTAACGTTACATGTTAAGGAAACTGTGTGGTATGCTGTTGGTCATATGGATGCTACTATCGATGGCCATGTTGTTGACATCAAGTCAAGCGCCGATGTCTCCTTCAACAAGTACAAGCGAGAGGGACTCACCGAGGAAAACGATAGTTTCGGATACCTTTACCAGATAGACTCCTACGCCATGGCTCACGGGACCGACGACAGGGCAGTGATCTTCACCAACAAGCACGATGGGGAGATCTACATTGCCCACCGGAGCGGCGTGGACTTCATGCCGGTAGAGACGAAGATCAAGGTCCTAGGGGATGACGCGGACCTGTACATTGCGACGGGGGAAATGCCTATCCGCCTAGAGCCTAAAGTTACCAAGTACGGTAAGCAATTAAATACCGTATGTAGCTATTGCAACTTCAAACATACGTGTTATGATGGAGGTATACTAGGCGTGATTGCATCGGGTCGCCCTCAGTATTTCCTAGAAGAAACAATAACAAGTGAGGGTTATGCCTACATCAAAGACAAAGCGAAAATCGCCAAGCCGAAAGGCTTTGCCAAGACTAAAGTCGAAGTTTGAGAAGCGGTTTTATGAGGAGACTCAGAGGCGTGGTTTGGTTCTCTCATATGAGGCCGATGCCCTGCCATACAGACTGGATCTATTATACAAACCGGACTGGAAGGTTTCTGATGATCTATTCCTTGAGACCAAAGGCAAGTTCGACTACTCTGAGCGGCGTAAGATGTTGGCGGTACGCGCCGCCAATCCCGGCAAAGAAGTTCGTATGGTCTTCATGCGGAACCAGAAGCTAGGGAAAGGCTCCAAGATGACCTACGGGGAGTGGTGCGATAAGCACGGCATCCGTTGGTCAGTGTTCCCGGACCTACCGCTATGAGCATTACGTACGGAAAGGACCCCAAGGCATTTATAGAGCCTATCCGTAGGGACGAGTACAAGGTAGAGATCTTCCGCACCAGTGAAGCCATTTCCCGGCACCACTTGGAGACGATGGAGCCACAGGAACTGATGAAGTGGCTCAAAGAGCGCGCAGCGGCTGCGCTAGCACGACACCTGATCGCTAAAGATCTGGTTACGTTAGTCGATGTAGAAGATGCTATCAGGACTAACGAGAAGAGGTTTACATTCGAATTAAAAGCACTAAAGGATAATAATAAGAACAATGGACTACAAAATCACGACTACGACAAGCCCGATCCTGTCTGGGACAAGCACGACTACTTCTAGCCCGACGTGGATTGACTCGACCTACGGGTCGCTCGTTGGCTCCACCGTCACGGTACCCCCAGATTACATCAAGTCCGTACTTGATGCACTGGACGCGGCGTCTAAGAAGTCTAGTACCCCGCCGGTCCTCATGGGCGTGCCAAGCACGGAGAAGCGTGTCACCCTAGAGGCTAAGTCTAGGGTCAACAAGGCCACCTTGACCCGTCGCCAACCCCACCAGCTAGTAGTAGACATCAAGCAGAAGCTTGCCAAAGAACTGCTTGCGCAATTGCTGTTGGGTGATATGATTGAAGTAGAGAGTTCTACGAACCCTACTTCCGGGGCAACGACCTTCGTTGCTCGCATCACGTTCGTCAAAGACACTAATAAGAATAATAATGAGTCACCTACCACAAACCAATCGACAACCGAAAATCCTTGAGATAGATATCGAAACAGCCCCTCACAAGGGCTACGTCTGGTCCCTGTTCAAGCAAACCATTTCCCTAGACCAACTGGAGGAGACAGGTCGAACCCTGTGTTTCTCTTGGAAATGGCGAGGCGATAAGGGTATCCGTTACGTTAGTGAACGAACCGGACGCTTGGAGATGATCCACCTAGCGTGGGATCTACTCAACGAAGCCGACATTGTCGTAACCTACAACGGGAAAAAGTTCGATGTACCGACCCTTAATAAAGAGTTCCTTGAATCCGGGCTTGGCCCCCCTAGCCCGTACAAACAAGTTGATCTATACCGAGTTGCCCGACGGGAGTTTAGGTTCGCATCAAACAAGATGGATCATTTGGCTAAACAATTGGGTATTCGAACGAAGGTGCGACACGGAGGATTTAGACTATGGGTACAGTGCATGGAGGGAGACCCGAAAGCGTGGACGAAGATGGAGAGATACAACAAGCGGGATGTCCTGATCCTCGACAAGTTGTACGACCGGATGTTACCATGGATCAAAGGACACCCCAATGTCACGATTTACAAGGATGAGGGGGACACTGTTCATTCGTGCCCTACCTGCGGTTCACGTAAGGTACATAAGAGGGGGACTTATGTTGCACGGTCTCTGCGATATCGGAGGTACCACTGTACTTCCTGTGGGAAATGGTCGCGCGACGGGACAATCAAAGGCGTGGGCCCACTCATGGAAGCAACGTGATGGCCAGATTCGACACAAAGTTCCAAGCCTACCGGAGGGACCAGCTAAATAAGTACCGGGAGATGGACCCGGATGTCCTGATCGATGAACTAGATATTGATACTGATATCCTTATGGATGTCTTATGGTTTAAAATAGAACAAAAAATAGAGGAATCCTATAATGACAACGAAGAAGAAGACGACTACGAAGACCCCTACGAAGATTAAGATGTGGGCCACGCAGGGCCACCTTGGCGGTCCTCTGGATGTGGACTGTATGTGTCTGTTTGGTGACCTTGAGCTAGCCAAGGAATATGCTATCGAACGGATCGAGGAGGGTGATAGCGTCGCAGAGGACATCATTGAGGTCACCGTGACCCGGCGCTGGAAGGTGTCCAAGCCAGAGATCGTAATGGAAGAGGTCGAGCCATCTTGACGCCGTATGAACAGTACATCGCGCTTTCTAGGTATGCTCGCTACCGTGAGGACGAGGGGCGACGTGAGACGTGGCCAGAGACAGTTGAGCGATACTTTGCTTTCTTCAAAGATAAGAACCCGGAGCTTAGGCTGCCGTGGAAAACCCTTGAGGATGTGGTGGTCGCGCGCGAGGTAATGCCGTCGATGAGATGTTTGATGACTGCCGGACCAGCCTTAGAGAGGGATAATGTCGCGGGATACAATTGCTCGTATTTACCAATTGATAATGTCAAAGCTTTCGATGAAGTCATGTACATCCTCATGTGCGGAACCGGAGTCGGATTCTCCGTCGAACAGCAGTACGTTAACCGACTGCCAGAACTTCCAGATGAGTTCCACAGCACAAGTACTGTCATTAGAGTGCAGGATTCAAAGATCGGATGGGCAAGAGCCACCCGAGAGCTTTTTGCCATGCTTTATGCAGGTCAGATCCCCCAATGGGATCTACGAGAACTCCGACCGGCAGGGAGTCGCCTCGTCACCTTCGGAGGCCGCGCTTCTGGGCCTGAGCCTCTTGAAGACTTTTTCCGGTATGCGTGTGATACCTTTAGACGTGCAAGTGGCCGACGACTCAACTCACTGGAGTGTCACGATCTCGTATGCAAGATTGCCGACATCGTCGTATGTGGAGGCGTCCGACGCTCTGCACTAATATCACTCAGTAACCTTACTGATGAACGGATGAGGAACGCTAAACAAGGGGAGTGGTGGATTGGACAGACACAGCGAGCTTTGGCTAATAACTCAGTCTGCTACACTGAGCGGCCTGACCCCGGTATATTTATGCGAGAGTGGCAATCCCTTTATACTTCCAAGTCGGGCGAGAGGGGCATCTTCTCGCGCGTGGCTGCTGCGGCGCAGGCAGGTCGTTCTGGCCGTAGGGACCCCTCGCTGGATTTCGGTACCAACCCGTGTTCGGAAATCATCCTGCGTCCAAATCAGTTTTGCAACCTCTCCGAGGTGGTCGTCCGATCTTCGGATAACCTTGACTCCCTTAAGGACAAGGTTAAACTTGCTACGATGTTGGGGACCTTACAGTCCGGACTGACCGACTTCCGTTACCTTACCCAGAAGTGGCGGCGTAACACGGAGGAGGAACGTCTACTCGGAGTCAGCTTGACGGGGATCATGGACAATGCTACACTTAACGTACCTAGTGACCTTTGTGGAGAATGGTTAAATGAGCTTAAATCCGTGGCGATTAAAACGAACAAGAGGGTTTCATCCGAGGCGGGGATTGCGCCGTCCGCTGCGATTACATGTGTCAAGCCCTCCGGTACGGTTTCACAGTTGGTCGGTTCTGCGTCGGGGATCCACCCTCGCTACGCCAAATCGTATGTCCGTAGAGTTAGAGCGGACGTTAAGGACCCGCTTGCTACGTGGATGAAGGACAAAGGAGTACCCTGTGAGCAAGACTTCTACAACCCTAATAACTTGGTCTTTGCCTTTCCGATACGTGCGCCGGAAGATGCTATTACGAAGGAGGATGTTTCAGCGATTGAACAGCTTAGACTGGTACAGCACTACAATGACCACTGGTGCGAACACAAGGCGTCGGTTACGGTTTACGTTCGGGAGGATGAATGGCTAGACGTTGGTGCATGGGTGTTCCGGAACTTCGACTCCATCAGCGGCGTCTCTTTCTTACCGACAGACAATGGGTCCTATCGTCAGCCGCCTTACGAGGAAAAGACGACCACAGAACTAGACGCTTTGGAGAGTTCAATGCCCGCTATCGACTTCGGGGCATATACGGAGAGCTACGACAATACGACAAGTTCGCAAGAGCTTGCTTGCACAGCAGGAGTATGTGAATTATAATGAAATATAGATTAGTATATGATCCACAGACGGACTCGACTAGTCCGTACCTGATTCAGTATCGTTCTGGTAGCCCGACTGATCCATACGTCCCCGTAGTGTGGTACATGTACGGCAGTCGATTCCCGGATTTACAGTCCGCCATGTCCTCATTGAAAGGGCTGGTCTGTGGAGGAGTAATTATTGCGGAGACAGCTAATGAATAAGAATCCGATGGAGAATGGAAAATGGCCGGAAGGTACCCCCCTTCCGTGGGAGGACGAACCGGCCAAACTTAAAGAGGAGGTATTAAATCTTCGAAATGATCTTGAGCGTACGACTTTTAAACTAAAGGAGACTCAACGAAACCTAGAAGATGCTCGCGATAGGTGCGGTAAGCTCTCAGAGCAGAACTGGACCCTTCAACAGCGCAATATGGACCTTATGGAGGTAATCGTAACGCACACCCCAATTAACGGGGTTAAGTAACTTTAGGGGCGGATGTTGGGCAGTACAACGCAGGTAGGGTCTGGAGTACGGGAGTGCTCTGCTAGGCTAGGCGAAGCTCGGTGGTTGTTGAAGAGGGACACGACAGTACGGGTCCCGACAGCCCCATAGATCGCGAGGCGACTCATTTCTGAAGAGCGCAGAGTGTAAGTAGGCGTAGGGTCACCGTAAACAAATACCATTGAGCCAGCAGAGATGCTACGATGAGGACCGCTGGCTTATCCATAACCCCTAAAAAAGAAAGCCCCCGAAAGGGGGCTTTTCTTATTTGGCGTCTAGCATATCCATTGTTATTTTATACAGGGCAGAGTTGAGCCATTCTCGCCCTCCCTCCGATACGACTACGTCGATTTTGTCGGAGAGGATTGGATCCCCATTCGGGTCCCGCATAACCTTCCCCTTGGCTTCCCCCTCAGTGTACCGTTCGAACACGTCAGGCTGACGCCCCTTGGGCTTGCCAGTTATCAACTGGCCATTCTTATCCCGCTTGACTACGATAAGCTCCTTGGCCTTCTCGTCGTATAGCCAGAACTGAGGAGCCCCATCCTTGACGCCCTTGGCGGCA